CCAACATACGGAAACTCCGGATACCAGATGCTCGGACTTCCAATCATCACCGATGCAAACATCGGAACAACATACGGAACAACAACAAACCAGGATGAAATCTATTGCGTAACAGCAAGCGAATCTCATCTCTGGGAGCAGCCAGGATCACCATTCGCACTTCGCTTCGATGCGACAGGCGCTGGCAACCTCACAATCAAGTCTGTCGTTTACGGCTACGCCGCATACACAGCAGAGCGCTACCCACTTGCAGCCTCAATCATTTCAGGCACAGGTCTAAGCGCCCCAAGCTTCTAACAGAAGCAAAGCACTAAATTGTGCAGGGCGAGTGGCCCACCCCCCGAGTCACTCGCCCTGCACTTCTAAACAGGGGGAAACAAATGAAGACAGGACACAAAGTAACAATCGGTTCGTGCGATCCAGGATCCGTAAACGGATCATTCGCATACATGCTAATTCAACTTGCGCAAGCAAGAAGCAGCAGACTCGGGCCATTTGTAAGAATCAAGGGTTCCGGACTTTTATCAAAGCAACGCAACCGAGTGGTCAAACAATTTCTGGATAACACCGACAGCGACTGGCTTCTTATGTTGGACTCAGACGAGCAGCTCGGCGTCGCAGCATTTGACGCCTTGATCGACACAGCCCATGACAAAGACCGCCCGATCGTTGCAGGCCTTGTCTTTGCAGGATTTGGAGTTCCAGGCAAGGCTTATCCAAAGCCAGTCCCCTGCATATTTCAGGACTCAGATAAGGGCTTCCTTCCACTTTACAAATACGACAAGAACGCAGTCTTCGAAATTGACGCGGCAGGAACCGGGTGCATGCTCGTTCACCGAAGCGTTCTAGAGAAGATGCGCGAAATTGCAGATCCGAACCAGGGAACAGACTGGTGCTGGTTCTGGGATGGGCCAGTAAACGGAGATTGGATCGGCGAAGATTTATTATTCTGCCGAAGGGCAAAGGCGCTCGGATTTACGATCCACGTCAACACCGCCGCCATATTGCCACACCAGAAGAGCTTCTGGATGGAAGAGATACATCATGATATTTGGAAAGATTAAGAAGACCCGGCGCAAGCCGGCAAAGGAAACAGCAACCGCCGATCCCAAACTAGAACGCGCAATGCTGCCGAAACCGGAAAGAAGGACGAAGCGTGGCCCTAACTAATGCCTATTGCACCCTAGCCGAATTAAAGGCCTCACTTGCAATCACAGACAGCGTGGACGACACCCCACTAGAAGCAGCGATCACAGCAACGAGCCGCATGATTGACGATTACACCGGGCGCTTCTTTTACCGCAACGGAACGACGCAATCACCAGTGGCGCGTTATTACACCCCACTTGATCCCTGGACGATGAACATGGACGATAACGTTTCAATTACCGAAGTAGCCACAGACGATAACTTCAACCAGACATGGGATACCGTCTGGTCGACCAGCGACTACATGCTTGAACCAGTAAACAACCCACAGCGCGGCTGGCCAGTCAATCGCATTCTTGCCATTGGCCGCTACGTTTGGCCGTATTACTTGCCACAGGCATGCCGAATCACAGGCGTCTGGGGATGGAACGCAGTGCCAGCAGAGATCAACATGGCAACCTTGATCCAAGCAGCTCGATTATTTACACGTCGCCAGTCGCCATTCGGCATCGCAGGAAGCCCGGACTTAGGCACAGTGCGCCTCACAGCCAAATTAGACGCAGACGTTGAAGCCTTGCTTCGACCATTCCGCAAGAACAATGGGCTGGCTAAATAATGCCAATGCAACCAAGCCAAGTGCGAGACGCGCTCAAGACAAGACTTCAAACCATTTCAGGGCTTCGCGTTTATGAATTAATCCCAGAACCAGTAACACCGCCATGCGCGATCGTCGGGCAGCTTGACTTCACATTCGATATCGATAACGCCCGGGGATTAGACCAAGCAAACGTAGATATTTATGTGATCGTCCAGCGCTTCTCAGAGCGAGCAGGCCAGGACAAGCTTGACGGATACCTTGCAGGCACAGGAGCAACATCCATCAAAGCAGCAATAGAGGGAGACAGAACGCTAGGCGGAACATGCCAGACATTGCGAGTGATAGGCGCGGAGTCTGGAACATACGACTCGCAATCGAACACATTTCTCTCGTACCGATACCGCCTAACAATCTGGGGATAAGGAGAACCACATGACATACACAGTAATCTCAAACCGAGAAGTCTGCGGAAAAATCAAAGGTGACACAATCACCGCTAAAGAATTGCAAGATGCAGGAATCAGCGCAGAAACCCTGATCGCTGGAAACCACATCAAAGCAAGTAACACAGCACCACAAAACCCATCCATCAAAACCGAAACAGAAGAAGGAGCGACTAAATAATGGCTCGCATAGTTCTCACTAACGCATTTATCTCCGTCGGCGGAGTGGATCTGAGCGATTTGGTCGCGTCAGTAACACTCAACGAAACATATGACATCGTTGAAACCACCGCATTCTCATCAACAGCAGCAAAGACACGTGTTGCTGGATTAGAAGACAACTCAATCACCCTGGAATTTCACCAGGACTACGCAACCGGCGAAGTAGAGCAGACAATCTACCCACTTCTCGGACAAGCATCAGCAGTGATCGTAAAGCCAAACGGCTCAAGCACCAGCGCATTCAATCCAAGTTATACCTGCTCTGCTATTATTTCAGAGTGGACTCCGATAAACGGATCCGTCGGTGAATTGGCCACAGCATCTGTAACTTGGCCAGTAACCGGAGCAATCACGAAGGCGGTCGCATAATGGCAAGACTTGTACTAACAAACGCATCCGTTGTATTCGGAAGCACCGATCTGAGTACATATATTTCAAGCATCACGCTTAATTCAACATACGACATCGTCGAAACCACTGCGTTCGGAAACACAGCAAAGACACGTGTTGCCGGTCTTGCAGACAATTCTGTGACGTTTGAATTTCACCAGGATTACGCAACATCAGCAGTCGAGCAAACAATCTATCCGTTGCTCGGAACAGCAGTCTCAGTCGTTGCAAAGCCAGTAGCAGGAACAACAACAACAGTAAATCCGCAGTACCAATTCTCTACGCTTGTCTCTGAATGGACTCCGCTAAATGGATCCGTCGGCGAATTAGCAACAGCATCTGTAACTTGGCCGATCTCCGGCGCAATTACGAAGACAACAACATAAAGAAAGTAGGGGGAAAAGATGGATGGATTAAATATCAAAGTCAAGACGATTGATGGCGTGGAAAAAACGTTCTCATTACGCCCACGCATCATCGTCGACTTCGAGCAGAAGTACGGCAAAGGCCTAGCAAAACTCATCGGCGAAGAACAGAAACTCGAACACATCTACTATCTCGGTTGGCTTGCACTTCGAGCAAACGGAGTGGTTGTGAAACCGTTCGGGCCAGAGTTCTTAGATACGCTCGAAGGAGTGCAACTAGACACAGACCCAAATTCCGAATCCACAGAGATAGCCTGACCTATTCAATAGCAGCAGTTTCTGTGGAGACCGGGATAGATCCAATTTCATTATTGGATGCACCAGACGGCATACTTGAAGCGATCGTGATCTATCTCAAGGAGAAGGCAAAGGCGGCAAACAAACATGGCCAATGAAGTCGTTGCAATTAGCGGCATCAAAGAAACCACCGCCGCCTTGAAGAAATTCGACAAGGACGCAGCTCGTCGGCTTAACAAAGTAATCAACGACGAGCTGCGCCTAGCCGAAAATGCAGCCAAAGAACAGATCCCGGACAAACCCCCAATGAGTGGATGGCGATCAGTAGCGCCAAAGAACCCACGAAAGACCACCAGAGGCGGTGAGGGTTGGCCAGCGTGGGATCCGCAAGCAATCCGTCAGGGCATTATTAAAACTCGCTCAGAAGGCCGCGTGAGAGCCGATTACACCACCAGCGCAGGCGCACTATTTAACAAGACCGCCTCCGGCGTTATCTTTGAAGTTGCAGGACGCAGGACGCCAGGGCAAGGAACCGGACGCAAGATGATCGGCAACTTGAATGACCGCTTCCGCAAAGCCAGTCGCGGAATATGGGCCGTCATTGACCGCGATCGCCCTCGAATTTACGCAAATATCAGATCAGCAATGGACGACGCACAGAAGACCCTGAAAGCCAATCTAAATAAAGAGAAGGGATAACCGAGCATGGCGATAGGCGCAGTAGTAGCCCGGATTGTTACCCAATATTCAGATAAAGGCAGCAAGGCAGCAGCTCGAGATATCAACAAACTCGGCAAATCTTTCGACAAATTCGCAGGCCAAGTAAGCAAGGCGTTCGGATTAGCGGCAGCGGCAAGCGCAGCATTCGCGATCAAGATCGGAGTCGATTCCGTCAAGGCGGCAATCGCAGATGAAAAATCTCAGACGCTTCTTGCCAATTCGCTCAAGAACACCACCGGAGCAACAGACGCAGCGATCGCAGCGACCGAATTATTTATAGATCAAATTCAGCGCACATTTGGAGTCGTTGATGACGACTTGCGACCAGCCTTAGCAAAACTATCAAGCGTGACCTCATCACTTGCAGATGGTCAAAAACTTCTTGGACTTGCCCTTGATGTTTCAGCAGGCGGATCCGTCGATTTAGGTTCAGCAACAAATGCAGTAACAAAGGCACTACAAGGAAACTACAAAGCGCTCAGAAATCTCGGCGTGCCAATTACAGACGCAATGGTCAAATCCAAAGACCTCAACGCCGTACTTGCGCTGACCGCAAAGACATTCGCTGGCGCTGCGGCAGCAAGAGCAAACACCTTTGAATTTAGAATGAAACGCTTGGCGATCGCATTTGACGAAGCCAAAGAAACGCTCGGAACAGCACTTCTGCCTGTGCTTGAAGAATTATTCACAGTGATGATCACTAAAGTCATCCCGGCAATACAAACATTTCTGAACGAAAATGGAAATAAACTCGTTGCAGTTATGACACAGGCAATCAAAGCCATTGTCGGCTTTGGATTTGCTATCTTCAAAGTCTTCGCATTCGTAGCAAAGCACAAAGAAGTATTCGTAACACTTGGCGCGATATTTGCCGCAACATTTGTAGCCAGCAAGGTGATCGGATTCGTTACAGCGATACAAGGACTCGTCAAGGCTTATCAAGCGATTAGAGCAGCAGCGATCGGAGCAGCGGCGGCACAGGCAGCAGCCACCGGCGGAATTTCAGTCGCGGCAGCCGTCGCAGGCGTTGCCGCATTCACAGCCACACTCGGCGGTCTTTATCTTGTAACCAAGAAGGCCAACAGTGAGATGAATAAACTGGAAAGCACAGGCGAAGATTTAGAATTTTCATTTGATGGATTGAATGGAACCACCGAAGACTTTATGAAGAGTCTCGGTGGCCTTAACATTGATCTTGGCAAAGCCGGAAAGAACACAAAGGCGCTCACAGCAGCAGACCTCAAACTTATTGCTACACAGAAGGCGCTTGCAGCCCTGCGCAAGTTTGGAATCAAACCAACAAACGAAACCGATCCGATCCAACTTGAAGCGGCACGCCTCAATCTTGTAAAGCAGGCAAACCTTCAAGAAGCAGAACGAGTCAAGGCCATCCTCGCAAACCTTGAAGCGCAACTCAAGGCAAACGACGCGATCAAGCGATACACCGACTTGCTCGGCGTTGTTGCAGATTCCAAGATTTCACCAGAAGAAGTAATCGTCCTATCCCAGAAGTGGGGAATCAGCAAAGACGCCGTCGTCGCCTACACCAGTGCAATCTTCGCGGTCAACGACGGAAAGATTTCCACAAGAGAAGTCGGCGCACTTGCAACCCAATGGAACGTAACTACATCGCAAGCACAGATGTATCTAGAATTCTTCGCCGCGCTCAACGACGGCAAACTTTCAGATGATGAGATCAATAAACTTGCAACTAAATGGAATCTGACAAACAAAGAAGTAGCAGATTATTCAAAGAAGATCGCAGATGGAGTAACCCCTTCCGCGCTTTGGCCAGCACCGGGAGATGCAGCGGCAAAATCATGGAAGGACGCGCTCGACGCGCTCAATAAATACGTTGCAGCTTCAGGCGCAAAGATTGAAGCACCAGTAACGCCAGCGCCAGTAGCAGGAACGCCACTACCGCCGGGCTTCAAGCCAGAAGTTGTATTCCCAGTAAGCCCAATCAAGCCAGGAGATTCAGGATTTATCGGGCCTGTTGCTCCAAAGGTAACGACGCCAGCACCATCGACCAGCAACTTCACCACACAGGGCTTGATCAACAAACTCAACCGCATGCCGATGTTGGCAGACGGCGGCATCGTTAACAGCCCCACAGCAGCTCTGATCGGCGAAGCAGGGCCAGAGGCCGTAATTCCACTCAACCGGATGGGAACGATGGGCGGATCAACCGTCAACATCGTTGTAAACGGCAGCGTTACCAGCGAAGGCGACCTCGTCAACGCGATCCGCAACGCCATTCTTCAAGGCCAGAATAACGGTCAGGCGATCACGAAGACAGCGATCCAACTCTGATGGCAGGCATTCCACAGCTCGGAGCATCAATCGACTTCGTGAACGGCCCGGCGTTTATTTCGACAGCCTTCACCCTTGACGACGCAATCAAGGGCAAACTCGGAACAGGGCAGCTCGCAGACGCAGACGACTCGGTCGATATTTCAGACATCATTCTGCGCTCATCCATTCGAAGAGGACGCAACCGCATCCTGAACAAATTTGAAGCAGGAACGGCCGTCGTTGAGATCAAAGACGAAACCGGCGACTGGAACCCGGCCAATACCGCAGGCCCCTACTACGGCAAACTCGTACCCTTGCGCAAGATCCGAATCTGGGCAGATTACGAAGGCGTTCGCTATTACCTTTTCTCAGGATTTATCACCAGCTACGACACCACCTTCGCGCTCGGAGCCGATGAAGTTTCTAGGGTGATTCTCAATTGCGTTGATGGCTTCCGCCTTCTAAATAACGCAGCGATTAGCACAGTGCCAGATACCGGAGCAGGGCAACTAAGCGGAACGCGCATCAACAAACTTCTAGACGTTGTCGACTGGCCAACTTCGCAAAGAGACATCAACGCCGGCGACAGCACGATGCAGGCAGATCCGGCAACACCAGATCGCACCGTACTTGAAGCAATTCAAACGGTGGAAAATAGCGAATTTGGCGGCTTCTTTCTGGATGCGGAAGGAAACGCAACCTTCTACTCCAGAACTACAGTCAGCCAGTACGCAGACTCAACCCCTACAGTTTTCAGCGACGATGGCATAGGGATTGGATACGCCCAGATCGATCTGGCCTTTGACGACACCCTGATCGTCAATAATGTCTCGGTTCAAAGATTGAACGGCACAAACCAGATCGTAAGTGATCAGACATCAATTGATAACTACTTCATCCATTCAGGAGCCAGAACAGGCATTCTGGTGCAGACAGACACAGAATCACTAGATCAAGCAACGATGATCTTGCAATCACGCAAGAACGCAACGCTTCGCATTGATTCAATGACGCTCAACCTTGTCGACGACGGCCAGGAAGCACGCAACATCGCTGGCGTTAATTTAGAGATATTCGACCTAGTCAACGTTACAAAGGCGATGCCGGGATCAACATCAATCACCAGCGAATTATTCGTACAAGGACTGCAACACGACATAACAAGGACAACATTCACCACTAAGATACTGACGAGCGAACCCATTATCCAGGCGTTTATTCTCGACAGCACATCGCAAGGAATTCTGGGCGTCGCAGGCGTTCTCAGTTACTAACAAGGAGAAATCATGGCAGGAGCAGGCTACAAGTTATTCGCAACAGGAGACGTGCTGACAGCAGCGCAAGTCAATACTTTTCTGATGCAACAAACCACGATGGTATTTGCATCTTCAGCAGCTCGAACCACAGCACTCAGCGGCGTGATCGCAGAGGGCATGCTTTCCTACCTTACAGATACAAACGCGTTGCAATATTACGACGGCGCAGCGTGGCAGGACGTTAGCAACCCGGGAGATATCACTGGAGTAACGGCAGGAACAGGACTCAGCGGTGGCGGAACTTCAGGATCCGTAACGCTTGCCATCGATTCAACCGTTGCCACTTTGACCGGCAGCCAGACTTTGACCAACAAGACTCTGACGACCCCGATCATCGCCACGATCAGCAACACCGGCACTTTGACCCTTCCGACTTCAACCGACACGATCGTAGGACGCGACACCACAGACACGCTCACAAATAAGACCCTGACCAGCCCAGCGATCAACGGCGGCACAATTACAGGCCCTGTTCTCGTAGGGCCAGAAGAGCGAACCACAGTCGCAGCTACGGCAGCCACAGGCACGATCGCATATGACGCCATAACACAGGGCGTCCTTTATTTCACCAGCAACGCCAGCGCAAACTGGACGCTGAACATTCGGGGCAATTCAGGAACCACACTCAACTCGATATTGACCGTAGGAGATGCGATCACAGTAACGCACCTTGTAACTCAAGGCAGTACCGCCTATTACAATAACGCGGTGCAGATTGACGGATCAGCAATAACACCGAAATACCAGGGCGGAACAGCATGGACAGCCGGCAACGCCTCAAGCATTGACGCCTACGTTTACACAGTCGTCAAGACAGCGGCGACGCCTACCTACACAGTATTTGCAAGCCAGACCAAATTCGCATAAGGGGAATCAATGTCACCGATACTAGGAGCAAGAGGCGGCCTCGCAGCTTCAGCTTATGGATTTACTTCATCAATTGCGCCGGCAAGTTTCAGCGTTGATTATCTTGTCGTCGCTGGTGGCGGTGGCGGTGGCGGTGGAAACTTTACCAACGCCAACGGCGGCGGCGGTGGGGGCGCTGGTGGTTATTTAACGAACACTTTAACTTCCAGGCTTACTGGCACAAACTATTCCGTTCAAGTTGGCGGTGGCGGTTCTAGTGGGAATGCCAGCGGCAGCGCAGGAACTAATTCAATTTTCTCAACAGTTACAGCAACCGGTGGCGGTGGCGGTGGTTCTGAGACCGGAACAGCAAACGGCGGCACAGGCGGTTCTGGTGCAGGTGGTTCAGGGCCGGGGACAGGCGGCACAGCCACGGCAAGTCCAACTCAGGGCAATAATGGCGGAAACGGAACGACACAAGCTTATGGCGGTGGCGGCGGTGGTGCTAGCGCGGTAGGTGCAAACGCAACATCTACCAAAGGCGGCAATGGCGGCAATGGTTCGGCATCGAGTATTACAGGAACATCAGTAACCTACGCAGGCGGTGGTGGCGGTGGTGGATACGCTGCAACTGGCGGGCAAGGAACCGGCGGAACAGGTGGCGGTGGCGACGGACAATATTGGAACGGAAGCGCAACAGTTGGCGGTTCAGCAGGAACGGCAAATCGTGGCGGTGGCGGTGGTGCTTCATCAAGTTTTCAGACAGCGCGAGCAGGCTTCGCGGGTGGATCGGGCGTTGTTATTCTCAAATATCCAGACACTCGAACAATAACTATCGGCGCAGGTTTAACTGGATCAACAGCATCACCTTCAGGCGGTTTTAAGGTAACAACTATTACTGCTGGCTCAGGAAATGTGAGTTGGACATAATGGCACACTACGCATTTCTAAACGAAGATAACATCGTGATTGAAGTAATTACTGGCATTGATGAAACTGAATTGATAGAAGGATTAGATCCTGAAACTTGGTATGGCAACTTTAAAGGTCAAATCTGCAAACGAACATCTTACAATTCAAAAATACGCGGAACATATGCAGGAATTGGATATTTATATAACGAAGAAGAAGATATCTTCATAACACCGCAACCTTATCCATCATGGATTCGAAGCGGATCATTCTGGCAAGCACCGACGCCAATGCCAGAAGACGGCAAGCGTTATACATGGGATGAGGAATCCTTATCCTGGATCGAATTCGAGATCGCCGCCCTATAAATGGGATACGCAGAAGGCGATTGCACCCGGGAACCAACCCGGACGATCGACGACGCCGTCGACGAAGTAGAAGCATCGGGGATCCAGAAGAAACCAGGAGAGAAACGTGCGCACATCGCAAGTGACAGTAACGACTAGCCCCACGAAGATCGTGGCAACCGGCAACATTTTCAGGGAAGTCCACATTCATAACGAATCTGGCAATATTTGGATCGGCGGAGATAACACCGTCAGCACTTCAAACGGAGCCAAGATCGACAACAACAGCCACGACATAATGCACCTGCCAGCGACGACAGAAGTATGGGCCGTAACCAATACCGGAACCGCCCTTGTTTACATTTTGGAAGTCAACCAATGACAGCGCAGGATTACGCAGCCTTGACGGTTTCAATTATTACGATCGCCGGAGCATTTGCAGCGATCACCAGATGGCTAGTCAAGCATTATCTGGCCGAATTGAAACCCAATGGCGGCAGCTCGGTAAGCGATAGAATTTCCAGAGTTGAAACCAGAGTGGATGAGATTTATACCCTACTCTTAGAAAACAGCAAACCAAGAGGGGGCAGGAAATGAATCAACTGGAGAAGTTTCTAGATGTAGCCAAAGCAGAACTCGGCTACATTGAAGGGCCTCAAGATAACGAAACAAAATATCAGAAGCCAAAGCAAGCATGGTGCGGAGCATTCGTGAACTGGTGCGCAAAGCAAGCCGGCATCAAGATTCCAAACTGCACATACACGCCAGCAGGAGCAACAGCATTCATGGACAAGAACGCTTGGACACTTGCAGAAGTAGCAGATCCACAGCCAGGCGATATAGCCTTCTTTGACTTTCCAGGAGATGCGCTCGATCGCATTTCACACGTTGGAATCGTAATCAGCAATAACGGCAACGGCACAGTGACCACAATTGAAGGCAACACCAGCCCGGACAAGAAGGGCGACCAGCGCAACGGCGGCGAAGTTTGCCAGAAGATTCGAGCATTTAAGAAGAAGAATCGCGGCAAAGTAAAGCCATCAATTCCAGTCTTTATCGTAGGATTTGGACGCCCTAAATTTAAGGAGATCACAAATGGATAAGAACAAACTTGAAGCGATCATCATGACCTACCTGCGAGCAGGAGCAGCGGCAATCGCAGCTCTTTATCTTGCAGATCCAAACCGCCCACTGAAGGAATATCTTGCAGCAGGAATCGCAGCAGTCGCCGGGCCAATCTTGAAGGCGATCGATCCTAAAGCAACCGAATTCGGACGCGGAGCAAAGTAGTCGATGAATCGGGGGGATATTCTTCAAGAAGCAGCTCGACTCACAGCCAAAGACCGCCAGAACATCTACGGCGATCCAAGAACCAACCATCGCCGAATTGCAGACTTATGGACGACATATCTAGAGCACGAAATAACCCCACAGCAAGTGGCGATATGCATGGCGCTAGTTAAAGTCGCACGTTTGATGCAGACGGAGACAGAAGACTCATTCGTAGATTTAGCGGCCTACGCAGCGATAGCCGGCGAGATTGCGACGAATCAATGAACGAAATGATTATCCTCGTACCAACCAGAGGACGCCCACGCAACGCAATCGAACTATTGGCAGAGCATGACAAACTTTCCACACATTCAGACATTCTCTTCGTCATTGACGCAAACGATCCAGAGCACGATGCCTATGAATACGAAGTAGGCGCAGAGAAGTGCATGACGATCGAGAACGAAACCCGGGGAATGGCTTACCCAATCAACAAGGCAGCCAGTGCGATCGCAAAGAAGGGCGAATATAAATACTTCGCCTTCTTAGGCGACGACCACCGCCCACGCACAGCCGGGTGGGATGGCATTCTTATTCAGGCGATGCAGAAGCGACCGTCAATGGCCTACGGCAACGACCTACTACAAGGCGAGCGACTTCCAACCATGATTGCGATGACCAGCGACATCGTCAAAGCGCTTGATGGCATGGTTCCGCCAAAGATGAAGCATTTATACCTTGATAACTTCTGGAAGAAACTAGGCCAAGATTTAGGGGCGCTGACTTATCTTGATCACGTGATCATTGAGCACATGCACCCAAGCGCCGGCAAAGCCGAATGGGATGAGGGATACAAAGAAGTCAACGCGACCGAAATATATTCATTTGACGCGCTCGCTTACCAGAACTACATTCAGAGCGAAGCCTACGAATTGCTTAAGCGCAAACTGAAGCCATGAAGCAGCTCATCGCCTACTCGTTATACGGCAGCGAAGAGCGATACACGATCGGCGCGATCAAAAACGCAATTCTGGCAACTAGGCACTTCAAAGGATTCACACTGCGCTTTTACACCGGGGCAAGCGTTCCAGAATCCATCAAGCAAACATTGCAGCTCTTCCCCCACGTGCAGCTAGAAGAGCAGAATGGGCCAGAAGACCACACAGCCAAACTTTGGAGATTTCAGGCTTTGGCAGACCAGGACTTCGACGTCGTTCTCAGCCGGGATGCGGATGCCAGACTGACGCACCGGGAACGGATCGCACACGAAGAGTTTCTGGCAAGCGGCCTTGATTTCCACATTATGAAAGACCACCCCACAGGCCACAATTACAAGATCAGCGCCGGCATGTTTGCAGCTCGAACCAGGGCAATCCCGGCAGATTTGCACGAAACAGAAGCGGCGAAGAATTACTACACGCAAGACCAGGACTGGCTGGCAGCCTACATTTGGCCGTTGATCAAGGACAGCACCCTGATACACGATGAGAGCTACGAAACCCCCACAGAAGGCCAGAGCAAGCGCCGGTCATTTCCGATCGCAAAGAAGGCCACTCTGCACCACATAGGGGCAGCTTTAGAAGCAGACGATCGCTTCGTCTTCAGCATTGACCAGGCGATGGCAAAGAGCGAATCAGGAAGCGACAAATACCTGACAGAATGGCTCATATGAAAATTCTAATAACAGGAGACGCCGGCTTCGTTGGCCGCGCTTTCCACAGAGCACTAGACGACAAAGGCCATGAGATCACCGGCATCGACATCGCAAACGGAATTGATTGCAGGGATTTCTTCAAGAAGGACGACACCAGATACGACGTCGTTATTCACCTCGCCGCGATCGTCGGCGGCAGAGCCACGATTGAAGGGAACCCTTTGGCCGTTGCCAGCGACCTCGCGATCGACAGCGACATGTTCCAGTGGGCGGTGCGAACCAAGCCAAAGCATCTCGTTTATTACAGCAGCTCGGCGGCTTATCCGATCTACCTACAAAGAGCCGCCTACCAGCAACGCCTTCGAGAAGGCGACATCAATCTTGACCACATTCGCACGCCAGATTTCAGTTATGGATGGGCAAAATTGACCGGCGAGACTTTGGCAAAATACGCCAGAGCAGAAGGAATCAAAGTCAACATCCTGCGCCCATTTAGCGGATATGGCAGCGACCAAGCGCTCGATTACCCATTCCCATCATTGATCGCACGCGGCAAAGCCAAACTTGACCCATTCGAAGTATGGGGAACAGGCGAGCAAGTGCGCGACTTTATTCACATAGACGACGTCGTTGCAGCTACGTTCGAAGCGATCACAAACGACATCCAAACCTTGAACCTTTGCACCGGACGACCGACTTCATTCATCCAGCTCGCAGAGATGATCATGTTGGCGCAGGGATACCTCGCACCGATTAAGAAGCACCCAGGAAAGCCAAGCGGAGTCGAATACCGAGTAGGCGACCCCACAAAGATGTTCCAGATTTACGAGCCAAAGATCAGCCTAGAAGAAGGAATCGCTAGGGCGCTCAAGGCATGAAAATACCCCCCACAGCCAATAAACAGGCGGTGGGGGGCATTTCTCGCTAAAGGAGATCGGATGGATCCCGGATAGATCGCATCTCCTTTGCAATCGCCCGATTGCCCCAATAGACAAGGAACCAATCGGGAAGAGTGGGAACGCGCAACTCCTTTCTAGGCAGAAGCACGATCAATAAAGACCAGAATCCAAAGAATAAACCCACAGCAAACCAGAACCAGATCCGACGACCATAAGCCAGAGCAAGGATGCCAGCCAAAGGCGCAGAGATTAGATGCCACCAATTCATCGCACGTAGGCTTTCAGGGCATCCACGATGACTTCGCTGACCGATTTCTGATCCGTTTCAGCCTTATCTTTGACCGCTTGCCACAGGGAATCGGACACCCGGACGGAACGCGCCTTCTTAACGGCCATCCGAGATCACCTCGTCAATCATTACAGAGCAAGAGCCATAGCCAGAACCAGTCCAGCAAACATCGCGAGTGGCATATGTGAACAGGCTCAGCAAGAGCAAGCCGATCACGATCGCCACTGCGCGACGACGACGCACGAACTTCGGATCCATTTTCACGCTTCACCTCTCAAAGCTTTCAGATAAGAAGGCAGGGAATCTAAGATATTGACCATAACCGCCTCCATCAATTCTGGATCCTGTGCCTCAGCAGAATCGACCAGATTGCGACCAGCAAGAGTCATGCCCTCGCTGATATCCATTAGAACGGCTTTCATAGCACCCATTTATTTCTTACCTTTCACTAGAAGATCATGAAGATTGGCACATGCAGGACAAACTGGAATCCGCGACTGTTCACCATTGTCGTATTGATACCAGCGATAAACCAGAACGGCATTGAAACCACAAAGAGCGCACTCACAAAAGAAAGAATTATTGCTCATGACTGCACCTCGAAATCGCGGTTTTTTCCGGAGCAGAAGACGCAAACATCCATCCAGTAGCGATCGCCATTTGGAAGTTGATATTGCTTCTTGAAGATCGCCTGCCAGCGACCATCGCAAGCCTCGCAATCAGGCAAGCCTGCAACCTTTGTATCGGAAACCAATTTATACCAAGACATTATGCACCTGCTTTCATTTTATTAGAAGGATGATCAGGAGAATTCCAGGGAACGCAAGTCTCGCAGACCAGATTCTCGCCACCAAGAAGATGCGTGAAATAGAGCGACCAATTGCCAAGCGGAGTGCGATGCTTGACCGCCTTCGGCTTCGCTTCAATTGCGCAACGAAGATACATTCCAGTGTGATCTTCGCAGACCACATCGCCATTATCAGAAACCCATAGACGCTGAGACATTAGATCCACTCCTTCACGATCGCAACGAACACAGAAGAAGAAACCATCTCACCAGAGAATTGAACATGAGCAGAAGTTCCCCAGTTCTCAATCTTGTAAATATGAATGCTTTCATCTTCCACAGTTAGACGCACGCCATTCTTCATGCTGTAACCTCTGGCATAAGGAACCTTCTCGTAATAACCAGCAGAAACGAGATCAGCGCCGTTCCATCTATTATCAACCGGAACATCGCACTCGCCAGAGATCGCAAGCTCGGTAACGGCTTCGACGATTAAATCTTCAAGAGTTAAGACTGACATTTTATTACCCCCCGTAGGCCTCGGGGAGTTTCCCCTCTTGCCCACACCCATAACTTAGGGCTTGTCCATACAATAAGCAATACAGCAACGCGCCTGAACCTTGTGAGTTTTATCCACAGGCAGGGCAAACTGAGCGTGAGCGCCAGTGCCCCGGCGGAGCAACGGCGTGGCTAACCCACAAACAGCCCCAGTAGCCCCCACAATTGGCGACAATAAGGCACAGCGCCACAAGATCGGGGGAAAGATGGAAGTACAACTCATCATCGGAGCAGGGATTGCAGCGGCAGGAATTATCACCGCATTATTATTGCGATGGCAGAATGACCCACTTGAAGAACAGATCCGAGAAGCCATGCAATACGAAAGCAAGCAACTCAAGATCACAAAGGCAATCCGCCGATGAAATATCGCGAGCCTTTATTTTCAGTTCATGGCAACGAAGGACGCCTAGCGATTTATTTAGAAGAACGAGATGCCGTCCTTGATTTGATAGAAGAAACCGGCAACGAAGTCCACCCGGACTACATCGCAGACTTGGCCGATTATGGCAAAGTTGAAAGCCTCAAGACAGAAGAAGGCTTTGATCGATATTCCAAACATCGCGAGAAACTAGATCCAACAGCTCTACTGATTGCAAACATGAGCCAAGACGAAGCGCTGACTTTGGCAGAACAGATCCTCATCACCGTTCGAGCGATCAGAGAACCAGCAACGCCAAGATTGGAAATTGTAAAGTAAATGGCAAACCCAAACGGACGCAAAGGCGCACTCTTTGAAACAGATGTAATGAGATGGCTGCGTTCCGTTGGCGCGATCGCTGAACGATTGACCAAAGCCGGCAGTAAAGACGAAGGAGACATCGTCGCGATCGTTGCAGGCAAGACATACATTCTGGAATTAAAGAACCGAAAGAACATCTCACTCCCGGCGTTCTGGGAAGAAGCGACCACAGAAGCAAACAATTATGCAAAAGCCAGAGGACTAGAGCAAACTCCACCGGCATATGTCATCATTAAGAGACGCAACGCAGGCATTGAGAAAGCCTGGGTCGTTGAGAATTTAGAGCAATGGGTAAAGCGCCATGATTAGAACCACAGAGCACCTCCCATTCGTGCAGCTCTTCGAGCACGCAGCCTGCGCCGAAATTGGCGATCCTGATTATTTCTTCCCGGAAGGGAAAGTAGAAGAGGCAGAGCGCCTCCCAAACCTTCGCAAAATATGCGGTGGTTGTATTGAAAGAAAGGAATGCTTGGCATACGCCATCAAAGAAGAGATCCCACATGGCATCTGGGGCGGCAAGACGCCGTCCGAGAGGGGCCAGAACTTGAAACGCGACCAGAAGATGGAGCGCCAGAAGCGCATCATCAAGCTACGCGATCAAGGAATCTCAACAGACGAAATCGCCAGAAAAGTAGGCATCAGAGTGACCCAGGTTTACCGGATCTTCACTGAAGCAAACAAGGCGAGAAAGCGAGAAGACCAATCAAACCAGATCAGAAATATTCAATCCGACGATTTATCTTCATCATTGGAATCTCAACGGTGACGAGCACAATCGCAGCGACAGCCTTAACACCAGCCCCGGCAACACCGCCGGTCATTTACGAGCAGAGGACACCGATGCAACACATCGATCCAAAGATGCTCGCCCGAGAATTGCTGCAGCCACAGCAATACAAATGCTTCGCGCAATTAATCGGCAAGGAGAGCGCGTGGCAATCCGTCAATAACCCACAAAGCTCTGCAAAGGGCGTGGGTCAACTCCTTGCCGGCACATACAAGAATCTAGGAATGCGACACCCTGAATCCAGAGTGAGCCAGACGATCGCAGCCCTAGCCTATATCGGACGACGATATGGATCAGGCGGCCCTTGCGCAGCTTGGACTCACTGGAAACAACAAAAAGCAAAGACCGGCTACGGCTGGTATTAGGGGGAAAGGAATGACAATGGAGATAGAACATGGCGTCGTTGATTTTGACGACGGAGTGGGCCAATGGCTGCGCCAATATAAAGAAGCGCAGGCAGAAGCAAAGAAGTGGGGCGAGATCGCAGACATCGCACGATCGCACTTAGAAGCAGCGATGGGCGATGCCGAACTTGCGATGTACCAGAATCGCCCAGTTATAAGATGGACAAGAGTTGAAAGCAAACGCTTCGACACAAAGCGAGCAAGGGAGATCCTTCCCGAGCAAGTTATAGACGCGCTGGAAACCGTTTCGATCAGCCGGCGCTTTACGATCGTGGAGCAAGAATGAGCCTGCCCACAATCATCCCAAACCCAGGCATTACGGAGACGCCCATCTTCACGCCTTACGAAGACGACGAAGAGGACGACGACTAGATGTTTGTATCACCGCACGCACCAGGCAAGGCACTCGGGGATGAATTGGCAGCAATCATCACGAAGGCAGGCACATGGACACCAAGATCAAAGCAGGTTTATATCGGGCCATCCGAGATAGGCCATTCATGCACCCGGCGCATTGCCTACAAGCTTCTCGACTGGGATAAAGCAAACGAGATCCCCGGCGGCGGAAACTGGGCAGCGCAAGTCGGAACAGCGATCCATGCGCACCTGGCTGAAATCTTCGGCAAACTTGAAGACTTTGAAGTCGAACAGAAGGTCACCATTCGAGCCAATCTCAGCGGCACAGTGGACTTATTCGACAAGCGTCGCGGCATTGTTATGGACTGGAAAACCACCGGCAGCACAGGCCTAGAGAAGCGACGCAAAGAAGGAGCAACCGAGCAACAGCTCGTGCAAGTCCAACTTTACGGCTACGGCAAAGCGCAAGAAGGCGCAGAAGTCAAACAAGTCGCCCTGATTTATCTACCAACCGGGGGAAGCCTTGATGACATGCATGTGGAACTTCACGATTACGACGAATCCGTTGCGATCACAGCCCTGGCTAGACTCGACACCGTCTACGGATTGCTTGCAACCGTTGATGTAGAGAACAGCCCGGAACTTTGGCAATTGATACCAGCAAGCCCCGATCGGCTCTGCAATTACTGCCCATACTTCCAGCCTTTCAGCACAGACTTAGCGAAGGCATGCAACGGAGACACCACTCCATGACCGAGAAGACGATCTCGGACATAGCAAAGGAAATCGCGGAAAGCAATCCGCCTACAGAGTTGGAAACCCAACAACCAAGCAACACCAAGACAAAGGGGGAAAGAGAATGACATTCTCTGAACTAGCAACAGGCGGCGACCAGCCAAAGGTCGCGGATCTCGCAAACCAATTGCTGATCATCCAACCAACCGAATACAAAGCCAGCATCACCACTGTGCATGGCGACACCGACGCAATCGAAGTCAACGTGACCAACCTCGACACCGGGGAGATTCACGAAGGGCTTCTATTCTTCAACGTTGCGCTAAAGAACGCGCTGAAGAACAAAGTCGGCCAGAAGGTTCTCGCACGCATCGGACAGGGAACAGCAAAGCCAGGAAAGTCAGCGCCCTGGATCCTGATTGACGCAACCAGCAACCCGGCAGATTTAGCAAAGGCAAACGCCTTCGTTGCATCTGCCCCTGCGAAGCCAGCGGCAGCGCCAGCAGCTGCGGCAGAGCCAAAGCAAGTCGTAACCGCCGATGGATTAACCCCAGAAGTGATCGCGCTCCTTGCACAACTTGGAGCAAAGCCGGCATAAGATAAGCAATTCCCGAGCAACACCTTCCACTCGGGGAAGGCGCGTGGGCTAGGTAGCCGTAGGGGAAGCGGATCGGTTCGATTCCGATCACACGCACGCAAGAATAAACAAGGGGGTAATCAATGATAAAAACTGGCGTCTCGCTATTTGCAGGCATCGGTGGCTTTGATCTTGCGATGGAAAGAGCAGGAATCAATGTCGTAGCAACAGTCGAATGGGATAAGCACGCGCAAGGCGTTCTAGCCCGGCGATTTCCAAACACAAAACTATACGGAGACATTACGGGGGTAACAGGTGAACAACTTATCAGCGCAGGATTTGATCCAGCAAACGGAATCATCACTGGCGGATTTCCATGCCAAGACTTGTCCGTTGCAGGCAGAAGAGCAGGACTCATTGGATCACGATCAGGATTGTTCTGGGAAATCTGCCGACTCCTTGACGAAACAAAAGCGCAAAGCTTTATTCTCGAAAACGTCCCTGGACTTCTCTCATCTAACGAAGGACGAGATATGGGAACCGTTATCAGAGCGCTGGAAGAGCGCGGGTATAGCATCGCATGGCGTGTGCTTGACGCTCAACACTTCGGAGTCGCCCAAAGACGCCGTCGAGTCTTCATTGTCGGCCATCTTGGAAACGACTGGAGAACACCTGCGGAAATACTCGCTATCGCCGAGAGCAGCGCAAGGTATTCTGAACAGAGCAACACGAAGAGGAAAGAACCTACCTATAAAACTTCAGACGGCGCTGGAAGCAATAGCCTCATCGGATCCGAAACAGTAGGTTCGCTTCAAGCCAGCGATTACAAATTCCCACAGCAACAACAAGTGCATGAAAACAAAATCGTCATACAAGAAGTAGCAAGAATTCAAGGATTCGGCGATTATGAAATAGATGAGATATCTTCATCAATTCAAGCCAGAGATTACAAAGGCGCAACCGATCTCGTTATTCAGGAATCAGACCCCACATTCACAATCTTCACTCAAAATCAAAGAAGTGAGGTTCGTGATTTGAATGGCATTGCCGGCGCTTTGCAAGCAAATTCTGGAATGAATAACACGAATTATGTTAGTACCAACGTAGATCCGACATTTTTCTACGCGAAGAGCCACCAAGACGTGCGAATTCAAGGCGACGTGATCAACACACTAGCCGCGACGATGGGAACCGGCGGTGGAAATACGCCAATGGTTCACGCGATCCAAAACACCGTTATTGGTCGCAAAGACACATCTGGGCCGCAAGGCAAAGGATACGGAAACGAAGAAGATCCAATGTTTACGCTAGATACGACTTCGCCACATGCGGTGGCAACACCTTCAACCGTTCGAAGACTGACACCAGTTGAATGCGAGCGCCTGCAAGGGTTTCCAGATCAGTGGACAGAAGGACAAGCAGACAGCCACCGATACAAGCAGCTCGGCAACGCGGTAGCAGTGCCGGTCGTTGAATGGATTATCAGAAGATTTATCACAGCAACAAACTAGGGGGGAACAAATGACAGAAGAAGACAAGGCAGTCGAGAAAGTCCTCGACGCGATCGTTGCAGATATTCTCAAATGGCAGAACAGAAAAATTGAATTAGATGGCAGATGTTGTTCAAAAGAACGCGAGAAGGGCTTCCAAGAAGGCCTGCGACTTGGCGGAGCATTTGTCCGCGCCCATTACATTCAAGTTGAAGAAGAAGAAGAATGAGCAATGAAATCCTGACCACAGCTCTGCGATTTGCAGCGGCAGGAATCAGCGCCGTTCCAGTAGCGGCGGATGGATCCAAGCGCCCCGGTTTGCCAGCATGGACGGCATTTCAGAAGAAGCGACCGACGCCCGAAGAATTAATGGGCTGGTTTGGCAAGAAGCAAGACGGCGTCGGCATCATCTGCGGATCCGTATCCGGCAACCTTGAAATGTTGGAACTTGAAGGCAGAGCCGTTGCGAAGAAACTTCACATTGAACTCCGCGAGATATTCGAGAGCAGCGAGCATGGCCACCTTTGGACGAAGCTCGTCAACGGATACATGGAAGCAACGCCTTCCGGCGGAATCCACTGGTTATATCGAATAAGCGACGGCAAAGTGCCAGGCAACACCAAGATCGCACAGGCAGCTGGCGAAGACGGCGGATGCTTGGCAGAAACACGCGGAGAAGGCGGCTTCGTGATCACAGCGCCATCGGGCGGCAAGTGCCACCCTTCCGGCAAGCCCTGGCAGATCTCGGCAGGATCCATTGAGACAATTCCAACCTTCACGATGGCAGAGCGCGAGATTATCCACCAATACTTCGCCCTTTACGACGAAGTGCCAAAGGCCGAATGGATTGAAGAAGAAACAAAGCCACGCAAGGACGGCATTGAAACACCGGGCGACGCCTACAACGACACCGTCACATGGGAAAGCATTCTTGAACCACTTGGATGGACGAAGGTTTATCAGAAGGGCGAATCGACGGCTTGGAGACGTCCCGGCAAGTCCGAAGGCATATCGGCGACGACAAACTTCAACGGCAACGGCAAACTCTTCGTCTTTAGCACCTCGACCATCTTCGAAGCGCAGAGCAGTTATTCCAAATTTGCTGCCTACACCCAGATAGAACATAAGGGCGACTTCAAAGCCGCAGCTTCGCATTTACGATCGCAGGGCTTCGGAGCAAAGACCGAACTGCGCACTGATTGGCAGCAGATTGAAGCCCATAACCCGAGCCACGTGCAGCTTCACGATGAGAACGAAGAGATCGCAACCAGCTCGTGGATCCCACAGGACATCACCGACATGGAACTTGAAGACGAACCAGGGCCATCCATTCTCAAGCGAGAAGACGGCAACTTCATCCTTTATGCAAACAAGATAAACGCCATCTTCGGAGAGAGCGAAAGCGGCAAGACTTGGATCGCCATCGAAGCGGTGCGCCAAGAATTAGCCAAAGATAACTGCGTCTTCTATTTAGACTTTGAAGACAGCGCTCGCGGAATCAGAGGACGCCTAAAGACGATGGGCGTGGCATCGGCAAACCTGCGCCACTTCAGATACGCAAACCCGGACGAAGGCATCACAAGGGGCATCGTTGAAGTTATTCAAAGCGAGAT